ATGGAAAAGTCGTTTTATTACTCAGTCGAATGGTCCGAGGTCAGCTATCTAAAAGAGGCCCTGAATGCAATGGAGATACCTTATGTGATTGAACAAGATTCTGACCGTCTACAGCTCGATGCTGGCCATGTTGCCATCGTGTTTCCAGACCTTCCTGTTCGTGTGTATGGAGGCGTCCACGAACTGTTTGGTAGTCATGGACGCCGATATCCTTAGTGAACTAATGCTGGGACTTCTACTCTGTCAGAATCAACCCAAATATCTTCCCAACTCAATTCGAACCCAATGTTTGCTTCTGCCTTCGCTGCTGCCAACAGGATTACCATTCCCATAGCCTCTGCCGATGCTGGCGGTACTGCGTTCCCGATATATTCCCGAGCCTTTGCATCGCTGCACCCCTCCAACTGGAACGGACGACCATCAGGCAAGTGTGTATCGAATCCTTGGAGCATAGCCAGCTCATAGGTTGTAAGTGGTCTATGCCATGTCCCATCCCCGGCAATGATGATCCAGACACCTCTATCGGTATCGACTGGAACTGGTCGCGGATCAGCAACGGCGGAGGAACCTGAATGTATGTCACTGCTGCCCGTAACCGTTGGGGATGTCTCTTCCCAAGCGGTTACTCCCATCGTTCCTGACCGTGGGCTGCAATTCATCCGGACGTCCGCTACGAGCTGTGCGCCGCTCTGCACATCCGTTACGCCTGTCACTGTTGCCGCTGGCTGATCCATAGATTGCATGCGGTACTTATCCGTATAACGTCCTGGTCGATCGGAGATACGTGGATCGCTGATAATTTTGCCACTGCCGGCTGAAGGACTTCCCGTTGTAACAGTGGGTGAAGTTGTTTCCCATTCGTTCACTTTATAGGCTCCATCGTGATATTGATTAACAACTCTTGGATCGTTAATGCTGGCAGCCGATTGCATAATTCGGGATGCAGAACGAATCGTTTTTGAAGCACTATCCCACTCCTGCACTCCGTAGCTGTCGGGGTGCAATTTTGTAAGTACCTTCGGGTCAGCGACTGCTATCGCGCCACTGCCAAACCTTGTCCCTGTCACGCATGGAGCCGTTTCGTTTGGCCCGACAATTCGGTATACGCCCGGGTGTCGCCCTTCTCGATGTTTGAGCTTTGGATCGGAAATGCTTGCAGCTCCGTTTGATGGCCCCACAGCTCCGGTGATGCAATCCGCTGGTTGCTCAAACGATTGCACTCGATATAGATTCGCCTTCCCCGCCCCGTTAATCGAAAGCCTCGGGTCAGATAACGCAGACACACCGTTGCTTCTACCGGGGCCTGCTGTGCTTGTTACTGTCCGCCCCGTGTCGTTCCAGTCTTCAACTCCCCAAGCTCCACTACGTGGCTCGTGAATGATTCTGTATTGCTCATATGGGATGTTCTGTAGGTCTCGCCAGTCTCCGCCTGCTTTAATCAGTGCAAGGCGTACCCATGTTTTCCATTCGAGGCGAGGCAGTCTATGCAATGGCCCGCCCGTTTCCGTATCCCCTGGCATCGGGAGAGGCCCGATAATATCGCCTATTGTTTTCAGCGCCTTCTTCGGTGGAATGTAGACGAAATTCGGAACTTGTACTTCATGCCGCGCCAGAATCAAGAATCTGACTCGGTTCTGTCCCAACCCGCCGATCTCCCCGAGGTTGTGGTCAGCTCGCATATTCACTTCGTATCCGAATTTTTTGAGCAACTTCTCAATTTTTTTGAGCAGAGCCTTGCCCCGCGTTAGAATACGTGGAACGTTTTCCATTTGGATGAATGCTGGCACCCCACCGCCATACTCCAAGCATGCTCGAAGGGACAACTCAATGCCGCGTAAGGTTAGCTGGTTTAAAGCCTGATATTTCTTCGATTCAGCGGATTCTTTGGGTAGTAGAGCACTCAGGCCCTTACATGGTGGAGAGGTAAAGAGGAAATATGGAATTTGGTTTCCGAACGCAACCCACATATCCCATGGCGTTGCTTCCTGCCATTCTGGTGGTGGTTCTTGCCCGTGCCAGTCGATGTACTGTTCTCTTGTGAAAAGGTCCATTACGACAGCGGTATTTTCGCCCGTTATGTTGTCGTGATTCTTGCAAGCAACAGGGTCGTAATCAATTGAGCAAAGTAAACGGAATTTATGAATCTTACCGCCATATTCAATTTTCGAACGCATATATCCAACGGATGCCCCGCCGATTCCGCCAAAGAGAACGGCTGCTGTATGTTCAACCATGCTATTTCCTCCCGTTCCAAGTCGGCAATGCTCCGCCTACTTTCCAGTTGTTAACCTGTGGATTAACGATGGACTGCTTGATATATTCGTTTTCCTGACTTGTGGCTATAAATTTTCGTCTCCAAGGATGGTTTGGTGCTGGCTTAACGGCTGTCATATGATCCCGCCTTTCTAGGGGAGAGGAGCAGCTTTACGCTGCCCCCGGTTCCTCACCGTTTTGCTTCGCCATATGTTCTGCGACCAGCTTTTTATATTCACGTAATTCGGATGCTACTTTGGTGGAGCTTACACCCAGACTCTTAGCAATTATGACCCATGTTTCCCCACTCTTTTTGCGCTGTAGCAATTCCGGGAAATCAAACGTAAATTCATCGAATACTGGAGCTTGTCCGCTCAAGATGAAGGCTTCCAGCGCTTCTTTGTCGATTGTTGCAGCAGCATCTTCCTGATTATCAGGTCCTTGATCACCGTCATTTTCATTGTCTTTGGATTCATCATTGCTTTGCTGTTCTTCCTCAAATTCTTCGGGTTGCACTATTGGAGTGTTTTCAGAACCTTCCCCGTCTTCCGGAGATTTGTCTCCTTCTTCTCCAGCCTGTTCATTGTGTTCAGGGCCTTCACTCTCATCCCCATCTTTCTCTAGGTCATCGGTATCTTCGTAATCAGTGTCATACTCATCCCCAGTGTCTCCGCTAACTTGTGTTACCACGCCAGACGGATCGGTTGTGACAGATAAACCGCGACGTTCTTCTCTTTCATTCTCGTCAAACTCCATAGCCATTTGTGGGTTACCAAGATTTACAGTCACTTTGTCACCGATCATATCTACCAATTTCACTAGCGAAGTTGGCTCGATGTTCCCTACCAACTCCAAGCTCAAAACCATTTTTTTATCATCCGTTGCCATTTTCTTTACCATTGCCGTAAATTGTGCTTGATTGCTCATTTTCCACACTCTCCCTTGGTTTATATAGCTTTTTTCTCTTCGCGTTTTTTCTCTTTCCACTCGTCAGTGGTGATCCAACCGCCGTATTTTTGAACCTTTTTAAGTAATGTCAATTTCAGATTCGGATATTTGTACATGAACATCTTTGCCTTGATTTTGAAGGCTTCCGTCTCTTCACCCTTGATATCAATGACCTCCAGCGATCCATTCAGGTGAAGGACTTCAAAGTCCGCTTTGTACGTTATCGCTTGAAGATTCTTGCCATTCCGTTGGCATTTTTCCTGAAGTACGTAAACGGGTTGCAGTCGCATGTCCCGGATTTCACCAGCAGCCAGCTTTTCTTTTAGAACAACGTAATACTCTGACTCAGCTTTGGAATCGAACTTGATACCATCAACAATGGTGATCTTGTTTTTATATTTGGGCAGCTTTGGTTTATCTGATTCTTGTGTGGCAACTCTGGCTCTACGCTTCATGTTATGCACCTTTCTTGATCGTCTTTTTCGTACCAGTGAATCGATGAATCAAAACGAATTCTGTTGTGCTGTCACGTTCTACAAGCCAATTCGCAGGGTTTAATCTGTATGCTTCCAATTCTTTTATTTGCCGTCTATTTGGTCGTTTGCCTTGCTTCATGTCTGCTCTCCTCCCGGTTTAGGAACCTGTATTCAACGATTCTTGTACCTGTCGCCCTGGAGCCATATCCCAGTCGATAAATTCCTGAAACACACGCCGAAAGGCAAGGTTCACTGTACCAACTGATCCATCTCGATTCTTAGCAATGATGAGCTCAACCTTGCTGATTGGTTCTCCTGTTGCAAAATTTACGTACTCTTCGCTGTCATCCCTATGTAGAAAAGCAACCACATCAGCGTCTTGCTCGATATTTCCACTTTCACGAAGGCTCGAAAGGTTCGGCCGCTTTACAATCCCTTTATCAATATCCCGGTTCAACTGAGCAAGAAGTACAACTGGGCAATTCAATTCCTTGGCTAATTCTTTAAGCGTGCCGGTGTATTCCCCGATCTCTTGGTCGCGGTTTACGTTACGGTTACGGCGTCCTCTCCCTTTGTTTCCGATCAGCCCAAGATAATCAATTAGAATCATTCCCACCTTGCCGTGCTTTCGTTTTAATGCCCGAGACTCTGCGACAATTTCATTTAATGCCTGTCTTCCCTTGTCCTCCATGTAAATGTTAGAGCGATAAAACTTGTCACTTGCCTGCGTGAATACATGCCATTCGCCCTCGCTCATCTTGTTGTGGCGAATTTTTAAAAGCGGTATCTTGGCCTCTGCTGAGAGCATCCGGTTTAACAAGTCTCCCTTTCTCATCTCTAGCGAGAATATCGCTACCGGATCGCTATCAGGCTGAATGCCAGTTGTTCGTGCCATCTTCAATGCGAACGCTGTTTTCCCAACGGATGGTCTTGCACCCAGGATGATTAATTGACCGCCGCACGCTCCGCTTGTAAGCATGTCTGCTTTTTGTATGCCCCACGACTTACCAAGAAGGGAACCGCTATCTGTTCGAGTGTTTTCGATTACGGAAATGTGATCGAGGATAAAGTCCTTTACCGCTTGCAATCCTCCACGTTTACTTGGTCGAATTTCAGCGACCCTCTCCTCTGCCAAGTTCAGCAGCTCTTCAGCAGAATCATAATCCCCGTTCAATACTCTTGATCGGAGTGACTCCGCGTATCGGAATACTTTCCTTGTCGTTGCTGCTTCCTTGACCAATTCAGCGTGGTGGTCTACTGCCGCGGCTGAGGCAACGACACTACCGAGACTAGTCAAGTACGGTACGCCACCAATGGCATCTAGTTGTTTTTTATTACTCAATTCGGTGGTTAGTGCTACGAGGTCTATCTTTTCACCTCTGTCTCGAAGGTCGAGCAAAGATTTGTATATATCTTGGTGTCCTGAGTGTGAAAAATCTTCTGGCGACAAAATCAATTCAATTTCGTCGAGGATCATCGGCTCCATGATTATGCTGCCAAGCGTTGCCTTTTCTGCTGGCAGGTTCTGTAGACGATCAATCATGTACTCTCTCCTTTCCCGAAAAGCATTTCTTGGAAGGCCAAGTCATTTGCAGCGCGCCTTTCAAATCCAGCATGGGTATGGTCTGACCCATGTCCTGTTGGGGCATTTGTTGATGGCTGATCCACACGAGTCTGAGGCATGGGAACAACTTTCTTGCGCATATTTCCATCCAGTTTGTCGTACTGTTTTCGTAATGTCCCAGCCGACAGGATATTTACTTGCCAAAAAGAATCGTCTGTTGCCCATTTGATGACAAGCTGTATGTCATATTTGCTACGCTTGTCCAACTCGATCATCTTTCGCATGTCATCTGCCCATGAAGCGAGTGCAACTGGTGTGGCTTCAGGAACCTTAGCGTCAGGTTTCCAACGAAGGATACGGTCACGGAGATACCTTGCCAAAATGAACGCGTCTGTTGACTCGTCATAAACGCGCTTATTGCGTTTGGGACAAGAATCTTTTTTATGTTTTACATGCTGTTCTTTACTGCTGTTCTTATATACTTCGGGAATCTCTTCGGGATTCTCTTCCGAATCTCTTCGGGAATTCCGTTCATCAGTAACCCCTTCATCCCTTGATACATTAAGGTTTTCAGCATCCTCCCTCTTCGGGAATTCAGGTGGAAACTCTTCGGGATTCTCTTCGGGAAAATTTGACCCTTTTTGACGGCTATAGCTACCGAGATTTTGAAATTCATCATAGTGGTTGACGGTAATCAGCAATCCGTTTTTGGTGTTCCCTCGGTAGAGCTGCCACTGGATCAATCCCATTGTCTTTAGTTGATTAAGCGAGTATTTGATTTGATCCTCGGACCAGTTTGTCTCTTTGGCGTAGTCCTTCATGATGAATACAACTTGTCCACGTTTACACTTTTCGTTGTCCTTGAAATTCGCTTCGCTCATAATCTCTTGGAAGATCCATTTGTCCCTTTTGCACCGAAAGGTTAAACGGGGAAGGACGTAAAACCCCGTTGTCCCGTATTCTGCTATGCCCATCCCCTGCCCCCTCTTGTGTTGCCTTTGTTACTTATAGCTTTTGTGCAACAATCACAGGCTTGCCAGTAAGCTCTTGTATCTCCCTTTTGAAAAGTGCTTCATCACTATTACTGTCGCTGAGGTGTAACAACCATATGCTTTGAACCTTTGACAGATCATTGGCTCGTAGGAAGTCTTTGCAGTTTTCAAGACTAAAGTGTGAGCGTAAGAGGCGCTTTCTCATGACGGGTGGCACTCGACCTGCAGCTATGTTTTCGTCCAGAATTTTTAAGCTGTAGTTACACTCCAACATGATGTGCGTTAGTCCATTGAATTTGTATTTGCAGTAGTAACTATCTGTGATGAAAACCAGCTTCTCACCTAAGCTATTCGCGAGAAGAAATCCGAGTGGTTCCGTAACGTCATGCTGTACATCAAACGGCAGGATCGTCCATGAGCCTAATGTGAATTGTTTCTGGGCCTGAATAATAACTGCCCGATGACCTGTAACCTGCAAAGTCTCCAGTGTCCCTCTGGACGCGTATACGTCGATGCCAGCCTTCATAACTTCGGCTATGCCCTTCACATGGTCTCCGTGCTCGTGAGTTACTAGGCAGCCTGCTATACTCGATGTCTGGAAGTGCAATGCGCGTTGAATGTCCTTAAAACGGATGCCGCACTCCAGCAACAATGCGGTTGTGCCATCTGTTATGTGGTAGCAGTTTCCATGGCTGCTGGATGCCAGGGGGGTTATCTCTATCATTAGAAATCGGGTCCTTCGCTTGGAGGTTGCCCGTGGTTCATGTCAGGTTGTTCGGCACCCTGTCCGTTCATGAGTGGTTCTGTATCCGTATTTACAGGGTGATTTATAGGGGGTGTGTCCAGATCGATATCAATTGTTTTCCGATTGGCGTTATCGTTTATCTCTTGGGCAAGCTCAGCATCTGCAAACTCAGATTCCATTTGTTTCAGACGTAAGTAATCGTCGTCAATTTTCTGGCTGTCGATTGTGATATCGCTGTAAGCAGCTCTATAAATGGTTTTCCAGCACATTTGTTCATGCCAACCCTCTACTTGCTCTTTCCCAACCTTTTTACCGTCTTCCCATTTGTCTTTCTCGCCACCCCAAAACTCAACGCTTGCATGGGTTGGCTTTCGTTTCAAAATATCCTTGATGCTCATAGTTACTAATTTATTTTTCGTAGGATTTTGCGTATACGAGTGATAATAAAATCCCCCTATGATCTCTCCGCGTTCAAATGGATTCGTTATCTCAAACTCATATGCTTCATGTTGGTTTGTCCGATCTTTCTTGATTGGTTTGAATTTATCCGTATTAAATACAAGTTCAACCGTGACGTGATCTGGTACGTTCAAACCATATTTAGTGGCTTTTAACTCGATTCCCCGATACCCTTCAATGAATCCAATATCATACTTGTTCGTGTTGTTGTTCTTGAAGGGGATAAGGTTGATATGGTTTGGTTGGGCCGGATCAAAACCGACTCTTGCCATAGAGACAACATCACGAGCCAGCTTATCCATGTTCACGTTCGCCCATGTCACTGGCAGGGGGTCACGGTATTTCTCGCTCTTTTTCAGCCTCTTCTCTTCCGTTGACCTCAGAACAGAATCCAGCGAAATGAAGTAATTCTGAGCAAGACGCTTTTGGAAATCCGTTAATGCAACCGTTCCAACATTGGTATTAAACTCAGACACAACCTTGTTCATGAACCTCTCAGATTGCGAAATCTCTTTCTTTACCAACTCATTTTGATTTTCAACCAACTAAACCGCCTCCTTGATATTGACTGGAACCACAACCCGTAATTGCTTGTCTTTTTCGCTAACGATCAAGCTAATGACCTGAGTGGATATTTCAATCATCTTTGTCACGGCTTCTGCGTTATCGACAAAAATCGGAGCTGTAATGCCGTAGTGTTCGGAAAGCGTATTGATGATGTCCAGTCCGACATTGATTCGCGCTGCATTGTTAAGGCCGCTGCCGTAAGGAACTCCTCGGTAAAGTGTGTCGCAACGTTCTTTCAATCCACCATTGATTTGTTGTTCAAACAACTTGAAACGTGCATGCTGAAACTTACTATTAATTTTCGTTTCGAGCAGGCTGACCTTGGCCCGAATAAACTCTTCTGTTAGGTATAGCTCGTGCTGCAACTCCTCATATTTGGTTACGAGTTCTTTTTCTTCTGTCTTCAACTGCTCAATGCGTTGAGAGACGGTCTGAGCCAAGGAGAATTTTGCTTTATCTTGTTCCAGCGCTTCTTTCTGCGCTTTCAAACTCTGGATTTCGCCAGCCACCTTTGCAGCAGCTTCTTGGACAGATTTACGTATCTGTTCGATGTCTTCTTGAATCACGGAAATCTCCATTTGTTTAGTGATGTAATTCGGGTCCATTTCCACATCGATTATGCTTGCTTGCGATGCTTCTAACTCGGATTCTGCCTTTTGAATCTCATTCGATTTTTCCTCTAACAATTGTTCTAGCTCTGCAATCTTCTGTTGTTTTGCTTTACTGTCTTGGCTCAATCGTGTTGCTTCTTCTTTTGCAGCCCGTCCTTTTGCTGAGATTTTCTCTAATCGCTCTGCTTTGCTGTAATTAAAATCAGATAGCGCTTTTGTTCGTGCTGCTTCTATATTTTCTTCTGGCAATGTTTGCCCGCATGTGGGGCAATTGTCATCATGTCTATATTCCAAGACCTCATCGTTTACCTTATGCCACTGATGGCGAAGTCTATCTGCTTCCGCTAACTCGTCAGAAGCTAGTTGTTCATTTCTAGCCACCGCCCGTTTCGCATCACTGATTTGTTGATTTAATTTAGTGAGTTGACCATTGAGGTTAGATAGTTCCTGGCGTTTTGCGGCTACCTTTTCTAATGTCCCAGCCTGCACATCGTTCTTAATTTGTAGTAGCTCTCCTTCAATCTCTCTTATGCGGTTTTGTTTTACCGCAATTTCTCCACCGGATCGCAGTCGGAATGCCTCAGCTTCCTTGCTGGTTATCTGTTCTTGAAGAGCGTTAATACTTTCCCCAAGCTCATTTTCATTCAAGCCCGATGTATCTGGCATGGACCGGGTTGCTTCATCAATTCGTACTGGTATCTGGTCGAGCTCTTTGCTGATCTCTGAGCATTTCCCGTCAATCACCTTTCGATGCTGCTCAATGCTCCGTTCATTCAGGATTTTCATAAGAGGTGCCAAGCTCTTTTCACTCTTGATTACTTCCTCATCAATCACATCACCGCATACCTGGAGCAAAACCTTTCTACGAGATTCCCAGTGAAGCTGTTCGTTAAAGTAGCTCGGATTCGTCAGGAGTTTAAACAAGTCTTCGCTCATGATACTTTCTACTTGCTCCTTGTATTCTTTGAGCTTCACAGGAACTCCATCGATAAAATACTCAGTAGTGTGACCTGAAAACTCTTCTCTTGCTAAGCCGCGTTTTTTGACCCATTTTTCATTCAGCACTTTTCGCAAGCTTTTACGTTTCCCGTCAACCAGCAGGATTGCTTCAACTTCATGGGACAAACGGTGTAGCTCCTTGCCTTCTGCATCAAGTGTTTTAATGCCAAAATCCTGTTTGTTCTGGCTGTCTTTATCGAATAACACCCATGTGAAAGCATCAAAGATGGTCGTCTTTCCTACAGCGTTGTCACCATACACTTTCACACTCTTACCATTCACCTCTAAGACAAATTCTCTGATGCCTTTGAAGTTGAGCAGAACCAGTTTCATCAAGCTGATTTGCTTCATGAATATACCTCCACTTGTTTTTTGGGGGTCTATCAGCTACGATTAATTTGATTCCCAATCGTGCTTCAAGACCGACGACTCAGCGCTGCAACGCTGGGTCTTTTACTTTTCTTCTTCGCAATCTTCGCAAGTTCTTGGATGTCCAGGTTCTTCAAAGTCGTCCATATATGCACCGCATACTTGGCAAAGCAACCCTGATAGCATCGATTCAGCCACTTGCCCCACTATCTACACCCCCTTTCACTTTGATCGCGAGGCGCCGCCGTCCCAACCTCTACGGCAGCCGTTGTAGTTCCTTGCCTACGCCACGTCTTGACCTCGCTATGTATTACTTGGAGGTTCGAACCTCCGTGGAAAACTCAGTTCACGTGCGACTCTCAGATTTTGAAAGGTCGACCGAATTTTCCACGCAGGGCCGAAGCCCGCGTTACTGCATTTCTTTAAGAGCATCCATCGCAATCCTTGCCTGACTTGATGACCTTGAGACTAAACTTGCAATAGCTTGAAGTTTCCCCTTCACTCTTTCGAGCTTTTCTTCTGCCTCAACTGCTCGATGAATCCAATGGGGAAGTGCCTCTCTTGCCCGGAAAGCCTTTGCTGCATCTATGAGCTTATCAGGCAAATCAATTTCTCCCGAAGCTTGGCAGAGGCTCAAATCTAACTCGGCAATTCGTTTTGCTTCACCCATTTGGTTAGCCTCCGCTTCTGCTCCTGTAGAGCCTCAAGGTTGTCCCTGTTGGAGTAATGTCGCCTAAACTCCCAAATACCTCGGACTTCCTCTTGAATGTCTTCAAGCTCCTGCATCAAGTCACGAACTTGTTTCTCCAACGTTTCGGAATCCTGATCAAAGGCCAAAGTATCCATTTGTTTTTGTCGAATCGGTTCCGTTTTCTCCACATGCTCCGGAAAATCAAGCAGTTGCTGCATGCACCAACACCTCCTGTTCCTCCAACTCGGTGATTTTTGCAAGGCGTGCGTCAATTTCTTCCTGACGCGCATACATTCGAACTTCTGCTTCATCTGCTTTTTTTCGGTAGTACAATGCTTCGTCCATATTGCTATTCATTTCTGATTGGGCTTCTTCACGTAGTTCAGCCAAATTCGCTACTTCTTTTTGCAATTCTTGAATACGGATGTGTGCTGGCTTCATAGGGCTTGTCCTCCTCGGTAAGATATGGTATTCTTCCAATACAGTTTTTTCTAAGCCGTCTGTTCGCTGCAGGCGGTTTTTTCTATTTTCAAATAAGCTGCAACTTCTCTTGCTTTCAGAAGGACAGCTAGCCGCTTACCCTTCACCATTACATACGGCGCTTTAAGAAATCGTCGCTCACGCTTTGCCTTTACCTCTCGTAGACGAGCAGCTAGCCATAACGCCTGTGAAGCCTTGTTGTTTGCCAGTCCTCTCCGGCTTTCGACCGCTCTTTCCAACGCTCCGGCAGCTTGCTCCAATTGTTCCTCATCCAAGTAACCAGGATTTCCACCACACATTTCGATAAGAGTATTTGCCGTGATGATAAGCCGTTTTGCTTGCCAGGCATTACCCTCTTGCTGAACCCTGACCTTCTCTTCGACTAATGCTCCGATTACAAGAAGCAACTGGTCTTGATCAAATACCATGAACTGTTTATTCATGTAGCCCTACCCCTTTCATCATTTTCATGAGTCCGTTTTTCATCCACTTTGATTTGTGGATAGCCCATTGTTTAATCCATGACACCTTGTACTCCCTACAAAGGATTGCTGCGAGATTGGTGCTTGCAGTGACGACATCCAATGTCTCTTGGATTAAGGTCTCAATTGCTTGCTTTTCCTGTGTTGTTAAGGATCGCGGCGGCGCGCTGATAAGGCTTTCCTCAGCCTCTCGGATCACTTTCAACAGCTCGTTCATTTCGTGTTCTGTCCGATCCAGTATGGTGTGGCGGTTCACTTCTATTCGATCGCCGTCGAGGATTCCGGGGCTTGTCCCAGCTGTCGACTCTTGGGCAGCCGCCATTGCAAGGTACGGGTTATCCGTTATTAACACCGATTTAGATTTGATATCTGGAGGCGTCACTGCCCGACCTGTGGTGTATGAAGAAACTGCCTCCCGGCTTACATTAGCTTCAAAACCGAAAGCTAACTGCGTCATGCCAGCCTCATGAAGTGACTGGCCTAACTGTCTACCAAAGTCGCTCATTTGTTCGCACCATCCTTACCTTCGTTATTCGATTTTCGATGTACAATGAACCTAAGCTCACTTTCCAGACTCTCCCTCGGCAGCCATATGAGCCGAGGGCTTTCTTTTTCTGATCAGCTCATGCAATCTTTCTTTGTAAGCCAGAAGCTTTGGACGCCTACGTTCTCTCTTCTCTCGTGGCCATGTTGCCAATTGCTTCACTTTCTTTGTGTACCAGCAAATGCGTTTAACCAAATGATCGAGTTCATCTAACAAATTGATCACCTCACTTTCCTTTCACACAACTGCATGCAGCGTCGAGTCTTGGCAGTGACCTCCACCTGACCTTGTTTCACCCTTACCCGGCGAAATGGTGGAATGTATTATGGCGCGGCTCCCTGCTTTCGCAGATCAAATCGCTCGCTCCCGCTCTTCGGCGCTCTATGCAGTTGTGTGAAGCTTGTCCATCAAGGCAATCCCTCGTTAGAGAGACGCCACTGTTTGTTCGGTGATAGGAGTTTGGGGTTCTTTATAAGTGCCATTTTGCTTTGCTCTTTCTCTCGCAGCCATCAAGGTTCTAACAATCCACTTCACGTCTACCGGATTTAGGTTGAGCTTGAGCGGTTGTGGTTGCATGTCATCCCCTCCCTTGTTGACAATGTATGACATACGGCTTGTTCAACTTGCTCGTCTTGTTGTTACCACTTAAGCAGGCTGTTGTTTTACACCATCAGATGTTGACGTTTCTTCAACTTTAGAATCAGAAAAATACTCTTTTGCCAGTGTAGCAGGCTTAACTCCAAAGATTTCTGCCATATGCTCGATATGGTAACTTGGCAATGTAAAGTGCCCGTTCTTAATTTTTGAGTACCATCCCGGGGTTCTCTTCATTAGTTTTGTTAGCTCTTTAACAGAAAGGTTTCGCTTTTTTCGATAATTTTCAATGACCATTGGATTAGGCATTGTAGTTCACCACCTTTTGTTGAAGTTTCTTCAACTTGTTAATGCAATGATAATTGAAGTTTATTCAACTTGTCAACTGATTATTTGAAGTTTTTTCAACTACCTTTTGAACATTATTCAACTATCCTATAATTGACTATAGGAAATGAGGGTGATCTTGTGTCCTTTGGTCAACGACTAAAACAAGCGAGAAAAAATGCAAAGAAAACACAAAAACAAGTGGCTACCAGACTTGGTGTCGATATTTCAACGATTTCCAAGTATGAAAACAATCACTCAGAACCTGACAATGACACTCTCTTGCAACTAGCAGAGGAATATAGTGTTACTCTAAACTGGCTTATCACAGGCAAAGAAGCCGAAGATACCTCTTTATACGCCAGTACAAATGTGGATATTCGCGCTGAAGTTGATCAAATCGTAGAGATATTAGAATCCATTCCAGAAGCAGAACGGAAATCATTCCTTGATCAAGTCGATACCTTAGCTGAGATAGTAAAACGCAAATACGAAAAAAGCCGTTCACAATGAAGCTGAACGGCTTTTGATCATATCTATGAGTTTTTTTACATTCTCATCCTTATTCATGTGCATTATTAAAAAAGTGATCTTGTCGATGTGTTCTTTAGAAATTGAACCTTTATCCTGTTTGATCTTCTCTGTAGTATTCATGAAGCATCCCCTTCTATAAACTCATTCGTTTTTCTCGCTGGTAGCTGTCTGGGTCCATCTTACCAGTACTCCAGAATCAGAAGGCATTTTGTCGGGATGAAATTTGTCGATTTCTGCCAATAGTTCACTATTTAGAGTATTTTACGCATAAAAAAAGCATTTCGTCGGGACGAAACGCAAAATATCTGTCGAATATTTGCAATTGACACTTTTAGCCGTGGAGAGCTCTGTATCTATCCCATTGGGCCTGTATATCATCCTGGATAGCCTTCTTGGTGCTTATAGCAATTGTATTAAGATTGTGTATGTTAGGTTTTAGGAACAGCTTCTTGCCATCAAATGACTCCACTTTCTCCAAGTTGGCTAAGTGTGATCGGCCACAGCGTGCAAAGTTTCGATCTGAAAGATATTTCTCAAATTCTGATAGTCCTCCTTCAGTTCGCACTTCCTCGCTATCAGTATAAATAATGGCTCCGCGCATCTTACTTTCAATCATGATGACTTCAAAATAAGGAATCTGCCTAAATGTACCCTCAGACATTGCTGGTACAAAAAAACCCCCTGCTGTTTCAAAATCACAATATAGCGCACGTCTCTTTAACAAGGATATCGCTTTATCTAGAGCCCCTGTTTCTGCGTAACCAAATTTCGATACCACGTCTACACAGCCATATTTCTTTAAAAGTACAGCATTGACCAAGTTGTCATTAATCGTAAGCAAAAGACTAGGCACCCTAATTCCTTTTTCATGGATGGTGCGGAGAAAGTCTACACCAGATGCCTTCTCATTCAAATCAAAGTCTGTAATGATCGCATTGAAGTACTGGTTCTCAAGAAAATGAAATGCCTCTACTGAATTCGAGGCATAAACAACACTATGGATAGAGTCTTTATATTTGTCTAAGACAAGCTGCATCGACTTTTGATGCCCCTTGTTATCCTCAATTACCAGCAGTTTCAAACGGTTGCTCATCTTGATGTTCTGCCTCCCTAAAAAAAAGAGCGCAATTTGCGCCCCTTTTCATTACTTCTTTTTGCGAAGCTCCTCAGGAACTTCTGGCTGATGAACAAACCACGCAGACGCAACATTAACTTGCATCGTGGCTATTAAAGATAAGAATGAAGATGAAGCCATTACTACTGGTACGAGGATGTACTTTTTAAGATTCACTTTGATTGCCTCCTGATATGGATTAATGACATAGCTTGTACAAAGAAAGCTTTTGACACCGTTGGCGACAGCAAGAAAAAGTTAATCGAAACGATTGCTATTGATATCCATTTTAATGTTGGATAGTATTTTTTGTCTATGTTGCTATGTCCTTCGATTCTGGAAGGAGCAAAGATAAGAACTAAAAGAGCTGCGACCACCAGTAAAATAACATTGACCTTATCAGATATAGCGATGTGTGGAAGAACTGACATTGTACCAATAGAAACAACTGTGCAAGCAGTTGAAGAGTGTAAATGGATCCCACCGGATGTTAGACGAAGCACAACAAATGCAATTATTGTCACAGCTGTTTCCATTGCTTTTCCGGTTAATGACCCAAGCACCATTGAAACTAATACTATTAAAAATCCATTTATGACTATGATCAATCCGAACTTTAAAGTTGGAATACTTGCTGTTTGATCAGAATTGACGCTCTTCATAGCTATAGCAATTTTTTCTGCTAATGATTCAATCATTTTATTCTCCTGTTTTCTTAAAAAACTTGTACAACATAAATATTTGCACTGCAACCAAAAACAGCAACATCAGACCATTATCTGACACAAGTCCAGAAACCAATAAATATACAAAACCAAAAAGCGCTAAAAAAGAAGATATTGCTCCTATTAGATACAATTTAGTTTTGGAAAATCTTATTGTTACTGACTTCCCGTAAATAACATAATCAAAACCTACATCTTTTCGGTCAATTATCCATCCAATAAGAAATATGGTTACGACTGAAGTTCCTTGTAAAAAGAATTTTAATACATCATGAGTAGCAACATCAGTGGAAAAAATCCAGTTTCCCAATATAAGATATAGCATTTGTAACACACCATAGCCTACATAACCCGTTATAGACATGACCGTTGAATAATAAAAATGGAACCTGAAAACTACGGCTATAGTGATAATTAAGCAAGCAAGTTGAATAAATGGTGCGATCACTTCTAACTGCGAAACAAATCTTAAAAAATAGGAAACAAAAGTGAGTAAAGAACTTGCAAATATTGCTTCGTACAAGAATTCGATGTGATTCAAACGGAATAGTGAACAAATAAAATAAAATATGGCGAAGAATTCAAGGAACGAAAAGACAACGAAAAGAAATTCATCCATGTTTGCACCTGTACCTATCCAGTTTTAATCAGTATAAAGCTCCGTGTAATTACACTACAAGCATTCTTGTATATTTCACATGTATGGTTTTCACATACATTTTGGGTGTTATTTACCCCCTAAAAAAGTGTTTACAGCACCCTTTTTGTGGTAATCTATAAACATAAGCATATATTAAAAAGAGACCGTTCGGCTGCAACCGAACGGTCAAGCACAATAGACGTTCCCGCAAAGGGGCGGCTCAATATTTATGGGGAATAGACCGCCTGGCCTTCCAAGCTCAAGGGCGGTCTATTTCTTTTTGAGGTATGTCAGCAAAGCGAGGATGAACATGCCAAACATGAACATCAGCGTCAACGCCTGATAAACCTCCATCAGCCTCACCCCCTCCCTATAAAATGTGAGAGAGTGAGCCGACCACCCTTGAGGAGCCGATTCTATTGTACTTGGAATATTATAACATGTTAAACGATTGTGAATGAGCTATTTTTGGGAAGGGTGAACACCGTGAGAGTAGCAATTTATATACGCGTTAGTACAGAAGAACAAGCCCAGCAAGGTTACTCATTAGACGCTCAAAAGGAAAGGCTGATAGCCTTCTGTAAGTCACAAGGCTGGGATGAACACATCCTATACATGGATGATGGATATACTGGCACAAACATGAACCGCCCAGCACTTAAACGCCTTATAAGACATATTGAAGCCAATGAAATTCAGACAGTCCTTGTATATAAGCTCGACCGGCTGGGCCGCAAACAAAAAGACGTTTTGCATTTACTTGAAGACGTGTTCGAAAGGAATAACGTTGCCTTTAAATCTGCAACAGAACCATTTGATACCTCTACCCCGCTCGGAAAAGCTATGCTCGGAATACTGGCTGTATTTGCTCAATTGGAACGCGATATGATCGTTGAACGCATGGTCGAGGGACGTCGGCAGCGTGTTAAGCAGGGCCTTTGGCATGGTGGAAGAATTCCCTTCGGTTACACCTGGAGTCCAGAAAATTCGATAATGGAAATCGTCCCAGATGAAGCTCACCTTATCCGTGAGATATATCGACTTTATCTTGAAGGTCAATCCACGTTGTCAATTGCGGATTGGGCTGCACAAAGAAGTAGTGCAAGAAAATTTTCTCACAGGGCAATACGCGACATCCTAGCAAGGCCAATCTACGTAGGTAAACTAATTAACAATGGGGCGCTAGTTGACGGAAAATTTGAAGGCATAATTGATCCTGATATCTGGTATGCAGTGCAACGCGAAACATCGCGACGCAGGAAGGGACTAACACCAATCGGTGATTACCTTTTAACTGGTCTATTAGAATGTGGCGTATGTCAAAGCATTGTTGTACATGTAAAGCGCAAACAAAAACGTGGTGGACGTGAATATTTGTATGAGCTTTATGCTTGTAAAAATCAACATGTCCGCCCTAAAGAGCGCTCACAAGAATTACGTTGCTGGCTAGGTTACCGTCAGCGACATGCAATTGAGGACTATGTGATTAGCAAAATTAAAAGCATTGCTCTTGATCCACAGATTGTTTTAGAGGTTTCGGAAGAGAGCCTATCCAGACAAAATCATCAAGAAGCTATCGATGCCTTAAAGGAACGAAAGAAGCAAGTACTCAGTGGTTTGGACAATCTCTATGATGCTATTCAGTCCGGTGCAATTAAAGCTAATGCCGTAAGCGATCGGATTGCAACTCTTGAAAAAGAACAGGAGTTAATTGAAACGCAGTTATTGGATTTAATAGGTGAGGAAGTACCGGAGAGGAATGTGGAGGAGTTTCAGTCTTTGATTCAGCAAATCGGTGAGGACTGGGACTATCTGACGTTTGAGGAACAAAAAGTGATGGTGAGGAAAATAATTAAGAAAGTGACATTGAATAAAAACAAAACCGTCAATATTACGTGGAACGTTATGGAGTAGTTTTTTCATACAGTTGACGCTTTGCCTTTCCAAAACTCCAATGCGAAAATCGTGTGGGCATTCCATACGCGCCAAATGTATAAATGATGTCAGACGGGCATATCTCGTATCGCATCGGGTAAAAATCGAGATTGAACCCTTTGGCGATCTCGGTAATTTCGTCAATGGATCGCTCCAGTTCTTTTCGCTCGTCGTTGGTCAATCGTTTCGCCTCCCCCTTTTGCCGTCGGTCTACTTTATGTATATGGGGGAAACAGCCAAAAGACGCCACCTTTTAGAAAAGATGTCGTTCTTCATATGGCACGTTTTGATGGGTAATTTATGTCAATTGATTTATTTGACTCATCTGCTTTTTGTCTCAAAAATCTTTTTTGTTAACAGCGCGAAATTCCTCTACTGCTTTTAGGGATACGTCCATTAAAAATATTACGGTACAGTAAAAGTATATTCTCAAGAGGGTGTCACTCGCTTTACTGTTACAGTGCCAATAATCAAGAAATGAGAAAAACCCGTCTCTGTTGAGGAGACTGGTTATTTACTATCCAGCTAAAATAAAGTCGACAAATACTGGTGAACGAAGCATGCCGCTCTTTGTCCAGTTTCGCATTTTGACACGTGCTTTTATTTGCTGCTGAATGTAAACATACTCACGATCCTCACCAGTAATCAACTGTTTCGCCACTCCATAAAACGCCTGCTTGTGAGTAAAGGATACGCCCAGTTCGATCACGCCCACTAGTCGACTGTTGTAATGTGCCAATCAACCGAAGTCACCTTTATGCCAGCCGGCAATATGGACGTCAGCATACGTGTAGTAGATTACCTTTATGAAATCGTTTGTACGCTTATCTGTGTGGTATCTCCCGTCCTTGCGCTTGGCAACGATACCCTCCATGTTTCGAGCAACAATTGCGTCCCATAAGTCTTCGCCGCGACCGTCAATGTACGCGATTTTGCTGATTGTCGGAGTGTCCGTTATTGCCCGGTCCAGGACAGCTTTACGCTCCATAAGAGTCAATCCTCTAAGGTCAGCTCCATCATAATGTAGCATAATACAACGTATAATATTGGTATTCGCCCAAAAAGTTGATATGCTCCCACCAAGAGGTGATATATCCTTTAAAAGTTCCTCCTGAAGCCACTAAATCCATTTTTCTGGAGGTACCTCTCTAAACGCTAATTACTCATAATAGCGAAAAACGCCCGAATTTGAGGATTCGAGCGTTACTTTACATAATAACTATATTGTCACCCAATCTTCCTGTTTTGGAAGAACTTTTTAATTCGTTGTTACATTAAGTTCAAGTAATGCAGAAGATTCTCCGGACTTATCCATTGTTACTTTATAATCAAACTGGCCACTACCAATGTCCTTATTAACGGGGATCATTGTCATGTTGTGTTTTACATCTGTTCGGAGGTCGTCATTACCAAAATCGTAGTTATAATACGCAGCCCAAGCGGTTTGTGTAATTTTTGAGTTATCCGAGTTGTATTTATATTTAGGGAACGATTGCCCATTTTTATACCAGTGTGTATCAAACTCCGAAGGATTGGCTGCCCATGTGTTAAAGGTACTACTCGAACACTCCAACAGGCCGTCAATATCTTCACTCCAGGACATCGAAATTTTGGATGCAGCGGTTTCAATTCGAACTGGATCTTCTGTTGAAGCTCTCAACCATCCCTTGTAGTAACTTTTAGCAGCGAGAAGTTGGTTTTCAGAAGAACCTACTTCGTCATTAGATAATTCCTCTTCTGATTCTTCTTCCATCAACTCTTCTTCACTTGGCTTGTAATCTAATGGTTTGGTTATATAAGTTCCATTTTCTGTATCAATTTGAATTTGATAAGCCTCAATTATCCCGTCTGCTGTAGCTCTTCCTTCAATAGTGACTTGACCTTCTCCATCTCCGGTTTCACGATACTCTACTTTTTTTAAGATGATTTCACTTCCTGATTCAGCATCCAATCTCATGACTTTGTTCTCTTTACCAAGAGCAGTAAATGCGCTTAAAAAAGAAAGTGATAAGACTACTGGAACTACTATCCACTTTTTTGACAT